GTTCAGGACTGGGAGCTGCACTGCGATCAGCGGCCGTCGCCCATGGAATGGCTGGAGGCTGAGGAAGAGCGGGAACTGGCGGCGGCAAGCTGATCCGATTCCCAAAGCCAAGGCCGTAGAATGATTGAGGCAGCGGTGCGCTAACACCCTGCCCCTTGACCAACTCACTTCCGATGAGCTGATGACAGCAATGGTAGACCGCACCGGCCAGCGTTACGGCCGATTGGTGGCGCTAGAGCCAGTCCGCACAGAGAAGTATCTGTACTGGCGGTGCATCTGTGACTGCGGCACTGAAAAGCTGATCAACACTAGAAGCCTGGGGCGGCATACTCACAGCTGTGGGTGCCTCCGCAGGGAAGTCACCGGCAACCGCGCTCGGTCGCATGGGCGCAGCCAAGACCCCATGTACAAGATCTGGGCGTGCATGAAGGATCGATGCTCCCGACCGGACCACAAGGACGCAGAGTATTACTACAGCAAGGGCATCAGGGTCTGTGAGCGGTGGCGCAACAGTTTCGAGTCCTTTGCTGAAGACATGGGCGATCGGCCGCCAGGCCTGACCATTGACCGGATTGACTCCAACGGGGACTACGAACCGGGGAACTGCAGATGGGCCACGGTCAAAGAGCAAAACAACAACAGGGGGCCGAGGCGCTGGGCAAAGCGGCCGGCAAGCTAAGCCAAACGATCGCCGGCCATGCCCAGTTATTTCAACGCGCTAGATTTTCAGCTTTATGTAGGGCTGGGAACTACGGCATCAACGGCCCCAACTTCTACGTCTGGGCTGACCGAGGTTCTGTCACTGACCAACGCCAGTATTGATGGCAGCACGGATTCTACTGATGCTCCGCTGGATTATTCCTCGGAGTATGGGTGGAAGTCGCCGTTGATGACCAACATCGGCTGGTCAGTCCCCGCCAGCATGAATCTGTCTCTGGCTGATGAGGGCTATCGCATCCTTAAGCGGGCATGGCTGAATGGCGCTGCTGGTACGGCTTTAAAGGTCTACCGTGTATCTCCTGTAAAAGATGGCTCCGGCAGCGACGCTGAGATCCACAGCGGCATTGCATTTGTCGAAGGATTTCAAGAAAGTGTGCAAGCAGGCGATGTCGCTACTTGCTCCTTCACATTCCGCGGTTTTGGCCAGCTTCTGTGGTATCCGCAGGGCAAGGGAATTGCAACCCTGACTGTAACCACCAACGGCAGCGGCCTTACTCCCGCCACCTACAGCGGTGTGTCGCTGATCGGCAGCAGCCCTGCACAGGGCGTGGGCAGCGGCCTGGGAGCCACCGCGGATATTGTGGTTGCCGGCGGCGGCACAGTCACTGCAGCGCCGACGATCGTTGCAGCCGGCACCAACTACAACGTGGGCGACATCCTCACGGTGGGCGCGGGCACTGTGGGCGACGCTGGTGCTGACGTCAGGCCTACGTTCACGGTCAGCACGGTCAGCTGACGCTAAGATGGTGGGGTAGCGAGGGTGCAACCTCCTACCCCTGGCCACCTGCTGTCACAGGCGACATGGACATCATCTCACGCGAGGAAGCCCGCGCACGCGGGCTGAAACTCTTCTATACCGGCAAGCCCTGCGCTCGTGGTCACGACTGCGAGCGCTACGTTGCTGTTGGTCGGTGCGTCATTTGCAACAGCATCAACGGCAAGAAGTATCACGAAAAGAACCGGGCTGCTATCTGTGCCCAACAGAAGCAGTATCGAGAGCAGAACGCCGAGCTTGTCAAAGAGCGCAAACGACAAGACTACGAAAAGCATTGGCACAAGCGCCGGGCCACCGCCCGAGCTTGGTACGAAGCCAATAGGGACAAGATGCTTGAATACCTGCGTGAATGGCAGACTGCCAATGCCGATCACTGCAGGCAGCAGAAAACGGCTTACTACCTGACGCGGAAGCAATCAGATCCTCAGTTCGCCGTTTTGACCCGGCTGCGCCGGCGGATCAATCACTTTGTGTCTGGCGATAACAAAAGCGGCAAGACGGCTGAGCTGATTGGATGCTCCTATGAGGCTTTTGCTAGGCACGTTGAAAACCAGTTCACGGATGGCATGTCATGGGACAACCGATCCGAGTGGCACATCGACCACATCATCCCCTGCGCGGCGTTTGACCTCAGCGATCCTGAGCAGCAGCGGCAGTGCTTTCACTACAGCAACATGAGGCCGCTCTGGGCCCATGAGAACCGCCGCAAGGGGGCATCAATGCCCGAAGCTGCCTGAGCTGAGCAAACTAGGGAGCAGTGATAGGGGCCCCCGCTTGCCATGGCGGGGGCTTTTTCTTGTTAGAGCGACCGCCGGGCCAGGGCACGCCACTGGTCAGCGAAGAACTGATCCAGCGGCTGTGCCTTGAGCGCCGGTTCAATCCAATTGCGTGGCGGGCAGACGTTCCCTCTGTTGGTGGTGTAACCGTTGAAGATCAGCGAGGCGTAGGGGACGTTCCAGCTGAAGCGCAGGGTTGTGGCATCAATCCTGTCCCGCTTCTGGGATCGCAGGAAGGTGCCGAGATCCACGATGTCGCGCGGGCTGTCTTCGATGGTGCCGTTCTTCCGGTAGGTGCGGCGGGGCCAGGGGTACTGGACGAGCTTGGTCTGTTGCTGGAACTCGTCCCCGATGGTTTTGCCGTAGGCCGTGAGGATGGCCGGGATCCTGAGACGCAATTGCGTTGAGTTCCACCCCTGCAGGCGGTAGCTAGTGCGAACAACGGTCATCGCTGGCTGTACCTGCTGAGCCTGATCTTGTCTCCCAAGATTCCTTGCAACGTCTCGCCAAGGAAGCCGGTGCTGCCGAACGGGTAGCGGGCTGTGGCCACCTCACAGGGCACCGGGTCATCGCTGCCGAAGGTTAGTGTTCCCCGCACGCCGGGCACGATGCGGCTATCGAGGGCCTGGGGGCTGACGGCGTAGCCTTCCAGCACGTCATCTTCCACTCCAACGCCGGGAAACTCGCTGAGGGATGGGGCACTGCCCCCTGTGCCGCGGAGGTACAGCGATACCGTCACGGTCGTTGTATTGGGCACCACGTTGCCTGTGGTCGGGTCGGTCAGTGTCCCTGCCGTGGGCACGTCAAACACTGCCGAGGCATTGGCCAGGAAGGCGATGGCGCTAGTCATGGCCTAGGTTTCCGGCAACCTATGGGAACAGCTGTGGTGGTGTGGCGGAGACGCTCGGCAAGGTTGATCTCGTCATTGATGTAGACAGTCGCGCCGCGCTGCTGGGCCTAGAGCGCGTCAAGCAGTCAGCCCTGGGCACTGGTGCCGAAATCAAGGCAGCGTTTGAGGTGGCCAATGCGGCCATCACCGGCTCTGCCTTTGTTTTTCTTGCCAAGCGCATCGCAGACGTTGGCATCGCGGCCGAATCGGCCAACGTCCGCCTTAACTCCCTGTCCAGCCGGTTCAACGAGACCGAGCAGGCGCAGCAGGCTGTTGCGGCGGCGGCAAGGCAGCTCAACCTGAGCCAGACCGAGGCCGCCAGCGGCTTTGCTCAGCTGTTCGCGTCCCTGCGGCCAACTGGCGTCAGCCTGCAGCAGATTGAGACCATCTTTGTTGGTGTCACCGCAGCGGCCAAGAATACGGGTCTCAGCGCGGAAAGCGTCAACAATGCGCTGATCCAGCTGACGCAGGGCCTGGCATCGGGTCGCTTGCAAGGCGATGAGCTGCGGTCTGTACTGGAGCAGCTGCCGCCGCTGTCGCAGGCCATTGCCCGCGAGCTTCAGGTTCCCGTGGGTGCGCTGAAACAGCTGGGCAGCGAGGGCAAGATCACCACCGACGTGATCATCAAGGCCCTTGACCGGCTCAAGGCCACGGAGCTGGGATCCCTTGACAAGAGCCTGAACACCAGCGCTGAGACGCTGAAGCGGTTCAGCATTGCTCTGGAGAACCTGCAGCGGGAGGTGTCCACGTTGTTTGGCGCTGAGACGCTGAATGGCGTCAAGGTCGTCACGACTGCCATCAATGACCTGGCAACGATCACGAAGGCGGCAGCACGTGCCGCAAAGGAGCTGAAAGATAATCTCCCCGAGCAGTTTCAGCAGGATCAGAGCCTTAGGACCGGATCGCTGCCTGTTGACTTCCTGATCAAGACCTCTGACGTGATCTCACAGGGCAAGTTCTCCAATGAGATTGAGGCTTCTTGGAAGAAACTGATTGGTCAAGCCAAGCTGTACGGTGAGGCCAAGAAT